ATGAAGCACTGGAAAATCAATATTAATTTAATTGTAACCTTATGACAATGCAACAAAAAACACAAATTACAACCCCAATAGAAAACCTTAAAAGCCAACTATGGAAGGTGGCAGAGAATAAACAACAACTCTTTGAAGGCCGAATGAAGCTTGCAGGGCTAAATTCTAGCTTCAGTGATTACTTTAACGATGTTTGGTATGAAGTTTCAAATAGTAAAGAACTTCAAGCCTGCACCCCTGAAAGCATCTTTGATGCGTCGATGAGAGCTTGTGGATATGGGCTTACAATTGGAAAAAATAAAGCAAATCTTGTTCCTTACGGAAGTAAGGCATCTTTTCAAGTAGGGTATGAAGGATTTGTTGAGCTTTTAAAAAGAGTAGTTAAAATAAAATCAAGAGATGAAGATGTTATCCGTGAAGGAGATGAGTTTTCTTGGAACTTAAATAAAAAATCAACAGAAGATGGTATTAAGTCAGTTGCAAGCTATAACTTTGATAGAAAAGCCAAAGGAAATGCTAAAATCATAGGGGCTTACTGCTATGTTTTGCTAGATGATGGCAACAGCTATATTCTTTACATGGATATGATGCAAATTCAAAGACACAGAAAGGAAACTATGTTTTGGAAAACATGGGAAGATAAGATGGTGCTTAAAACCGTCATTAAAGAATTAACTAAGGTTCTTTACAAAAGATACGATAATGAAAGTGGTATTTTGGATGTGATAGCAGAAGACGATGCAAGAGAATTTGGCGGAATGGCTGAGATTAAAGATGTTTCAAATAAAGCGGAGGAAAAACCAATCTTAACACTTTCAAAACCTAAAATAGAAAAGGAGATAAAAGAAGAAAAAATAACAGCAAAAGAAAGTTTAAAAGCAGAGGAAATTTTAGTGCCAAATGGCGCCTTGCCTCATTCATCCTTGAAGGAAACGGAAGCAAGTTTAATTTAATCTGTTTATTTTATGACAAACAAAAAAGAATGGCTACTTAGCCGTAAAAATACTTTAAGCGCTTCCAGTATTGCACCTGTAGTTTTAGGATTTGCGGAAAAACTATTTGAAGCAAAAATCCTTCAAGCGGAAGATGTGCTTTTAATGAAAGGGCAACCCTGCTATTCAAGTTTATATTCAACATGGCTACAAATGCAAATGGATGATGAAACTTACCTTGAATATCAAGCTTCCATAAGCAACAATTTTACAAAAAGGGGGCAAAAACTAGAGGAAGAAATAAAAAATACATTTCTTCAACTCCGTCCAGAAGTTGCAGAACTTGAAATAAAAGAACAAATACAAGAAATTAGAGAGATAAACGACCAAAATGGCAATATCATAGGGAGGATTTCAGCAACTCTTGATTATAAGATTGGGGAAGAAATTGTTTTGGAATGCAAATCAACAAACGATTTTACCTTTAATAAAAACTACAAGGGGGAGCCATACTTTGGGTGGATTTTGCAACTTCAAATGCAAATGATGCTTACTGGCGCGAAGAAGGGTTTTTTAGCAATTCTTGTAGGAAAGGATGAAGCAGAAAAATTTACTCAAACTGATTTTAAGGTTTTTGAATATGAGGTTGATAAAAAGCTGCAAGAAGCAATTCTGTATTCATCTTACTTCTTTTTCACGGAATTTAAAACTGAAGCCCCAAAAAAAGCAGGATTAAAGAAAGAGGAGGAAATTGAGGCATTCTTAAGAAAGAAGCAGGCAGCTGTTAAGCTTGAAGCAACAAAAGAAAACAAACTTACCGAAATTCTACTTAGAAAGAAAGAGCTTCAAGATGAAATAGAAACAGTAAAAAAATACTTGGCAGAAATTGAGATTGAGGATAAGGAGATAAATGAACAACTTACAAAGCAAGCACAAATCAATAAAGCCTTTGGTGGATGTATCTTGATTTATCACGATGGAAGACAAGTTGCCAAACTGGAACATAAAAAGGAGTCCGACTCCTTCTATACCGAAGAGGATTTAACAAAGATTGTCATTGGAGCCGTCAAAAGAAAGGGGGCTTTAAAAACATTCTTTACCTTCACAGATGGCGAACCGAAGGTAAAAAAGCCAAAAGCAAAAGCGATTGAAGGCGAACAAATAGAAGCAAGAGCATAATTTAATAAAATTTTACACAATGACGAACCTTATTTTTTTCTCTTTTTTCTTGGTTTTTTAAGAAAAAATCTAAAACTTATAGAGATAAAGAGGGTAGGATATGGTTTAGAAGAATATAATTATTCATCATATACCTGCAGGAAAAACATTATTATAAAAAAGTTCTATTTTGTTTTTGGAATGTCAGGTGCATATAATTGATAATGTTCGCCCTCATTCCAATGTCGGAAGATTTTTTTTATTTTATTTAACATTTTCAATGTGAATATTCCACCACGTAATACGTGATATAAAGATGGAGGATTTGAGTCTATTAGTGTTGATAGAAATGATACACTACAGGTATGGTTTTTAATATCTTTTTCCCCTAATTGAAGCAAAATATATTTTGGGTTTTTGGATTGTGTCATAAATTTATTTATTATTTTATTCAACCATAATTACAAATATAAACCTTTTTTAAAATTACAATATATTTAGTAAAAAATTTTGACCGATTCATAGGCGTTTATATGATTAATTAAATTTCTCTTTCAAAGCTTGCTTTACTTTTGCTTGACTTGGATTTGAAAAGTAACCTGAAGTTTGCTTTGGCACAGCATCATAATCAACAGGATTAAAATCTGTGAATTTAGTGGTTTTTGCGTCAAAGTGAAGCACCGCCGTTCCTATTCTAAAACATCTAAAAATTTCCTTTCAATATGAAGGGATTTAATAAGTCTTCCACGTTCGGGTAGGTTTATAGCAAAAGAGCTTTCGGCGTATTTGCTTGCAATTTTATATAAGTATTCTATTCCGCCTGCCTCTATAAATTCTTTATTTCCTGCAAGATTATTCGCAACTGTCATAGGATCTGCCACCCTTCTTCTGTTTATCAATCTTTCTATTGCTTCAAAAATTTCCCCGTGAATCGGGTTATAAAAGTGAGATTTTTTTACAGATTCAGAAACCGCATTAATTGAGTTATTATCAAACAATAGCCCCCCTATTACATCTACTTCCGCAGCAAGATTATAAAAAACATTCTCATCAAATTCCTTCATATCAAATTTCCCTTTTCTTAAAATTATATTAAAAAAAAGATTAATCAAGTGAAATTATTTAAAAGAACGGAATTGTTAAATAAGTCATCCTTTATTTTATTAACATTGTGAAGTAATCCTTTATTTTATTGACATTTTTAATAAATTATTCACAATTTTATTCACAATTTATTAAAATTATTCACAATTTATTAAAATTATTCACAATATATTCACAATATAAATACAATCATTCACATTAATACAATGATTTACAGTATAAATCAATTATTGACAATACAAATAAAATTATTCACAATATGATAAAATGTAAATAAAATTTGGTTTATTGTAAATTTAAATAATATTATATGCCTAGATTGTCTAAGGAAATAAAAGATTTCAGAGATATGGAGTTAACAATTTTTTTAAGAACTAACGTAGCAGAAAATGTTTTTACTAATACTCCGTTGCTAAAAAAATACTGCAATTTATATGGAATTGATATAACGAAAGTTATGGAAAAAGACAGCGATGAATACATAAAATCTAAAAATTATTTCAATGCCTTAAGAAAAAAAAGGAAGAGTGTGAAAGAAATTAAAATTGAAAGAGCAAAAAGAACATTATATAAGCAAAAAAATTTATGGAAGGAAAAGCAAGCAGAAGAGAAAAATCCATCAAATAAAGAACCATCAAATAAAGAACCATCAAATAAAGAATGTGAAACTATTTCGGAAACTATTTCGGAAACTCTTTCGGAAACTATCTCCGAAACTATTTTACCTCAAGTTAGTTTTGCTATGAAGATGGGGAATGAAGTATTCGCCGAAGAAAATGTTTTATTAGAAAATAGCTATAAACATATAAAAAAAATAAATTCTGATTTTGAAAAAACAGAAGCTGAAAGAGAGCAAATATTAAATGATTTAACGGAGTTGCGACAAATGAAAAGTGCATTATTTGAGAAAGCAAAAGAAAATATAGCTTTTGAAGATAAATTAAAAATTACCGAAGAGATAGCAAATTTGAGTAGGATTCAGGCGAACTTAAGAGAATCATTAGAAGATTATAAATTATATTTAGAGATATATGAAATTAAGAGTCGTATTACTGAAAGAGAAAGAAGTAACATAATTTTAGTTGCCAAAACTCTGAAAACTTTGATAGAAGCGGACCAATTAGCTAAAATTAACGGGATTGTTACCTCGCATAAAAGTTTTGAAAATAAGTCTGAAATGAATTTTAATATACTTCCCGTTAAAGGCAATGATGAAGAAATATTAGAAACATTAACCCAATCACAAAAAGAATAATGAACGGAAATATAAATAACACAACTTTCACAATCCCCGAAAAGCTTTTATTTTTTATCACAGAAAAAAAACGTTATAAAATAGCATACGGTGGAAGAGCAGGTGCAAAAACAGATAGTGTGGCGGTGATGCTATTAATAGAAATGTTGCGGGCACCCGTCAGCACAATGCAAAATAAAGTCACTCCTTTTGTTGTTTTAGTCGTTCGGGAAACTTTAGAATCTATAGCTGATAGTTGCCATGCGACTTTTGTTAAATATATAGATCTTTATAATTTAAATAAATTTTTTAAAATTACAGAAAACAAAATCATTTGCACTATAAATAATTCTTATATTATTTTTAAAGGTATAAGGAATAGACCCACAGAAATTAAATCCTTGCAAGGAGTAATGAGATGCTGGGTAGAAGAAGCAGCGAATGTTTCGCGGAATAGCTGGGATATATTGATTCCAACTATTCGGGCCGAAGGGTCTGAGATATGGATAACTTTTAATCCGATAAACGCCTTAGATGAAACTTATCAAAGATTCGTAGCTAATCCTCATCCTGATAGTATTGTAGTCAACGTAAATTTTTATGATAACCCTTTTAATAATAGTGACACCTTAAAAGAAATTAAAAATTGGAAATTATTTCGCCCAGAGGATTATGAACACATTTTTCTGGGCAAAGTTAAGGAATATTCAGAGGCGTTAATTTTTAAAAATAAATTTCAAATAAAAGAGTTTAAAGAACATAATTGGGCTGAAACTTTAGGGCACAAATTTTATTATGGGGCCGATTGGGGTTTCGCAAAAGACCCAACTTGCCTAATAAGATGTTTTATTAAGGAAGAATTATTAGAAAATACAGAAGTTAAAGTCAAAAATTTATATATAGATTATGAGGTAGGAGGCATAGGAATAGAATTGACCCAAATAAAAGCTATGTTTCAAAAAATCCCTGATATTGAAAAGTATTTTGAAAGAAAAACAGAATATCGGCTTGAAAACCAATTAGGACCTATTACAATTTATGGGGATAGTTCAAGACCTGATATTATTTCCTTTTTACGTAATGAAGGTCTGCCTTTATATGAATGCTATAAAACAAAAATTGAAGACGGAATTGATTTTCTAAAAAGTTTTTATAAGATCTATATACATCCTCGTTGTAAAGAGACTATAAGAGAATTTCAAAACTATAGCTACAAAATAAATAAAAATAATGGCAAAATATTGCCCGAAGTAGACGATAAAGCAGGAGTTGACCACTATATTGACGCTTTACGATATAGTCTTTCTGATTTAATAAAAAATGGGATGCTAGCACGTAAGTATATGACATCTTACGATTGGCAAAAAGCTATTGCAAATTTTAGATAATTTATCTATTCATTTTAGTATAATATAATTCTAGCATGGGTAATAATGCACAACCACTTAAACCAACACCTAGGCAATTAACTAAAGGAAAAAATTAACATGATTGACATTTATATTAGAGCAGCTAGCATTATTGCAACGAACATTCACAGCATTTAAAGAATGGATTGGGTATATTAAGATACAAATTATATATTTAGTATTTTTACTTTTCCCACTTATGTAAGAATTCGGCAAAAGTTTGATGCTTCTCCATAATTTCTTGATGATCTTTCTTAATTTGCTGTAAGACACTATCAATATTTTGTTCACTGTACTTTGCTGTGTTTTCTAAGAAAGTAGCAAGATTTTGCCTAACGGCTTCTTTAATATCAGCCTCTTGTTCGTTTGACTTTCTTGCGTTCTCTAAAGCAATAGCAACAGCTTGTTTATGTGGCTTTCCAGCATTTTCTTCCTTTTTAATATTTTCCCCTATAACTTTTTGAGATTTTCCTTCTATCAATGGCATAAATAATAATTTAAAGTTTAAAATTAAGGGAGAGTATTCCTCTCCGAAACAGCTTAACTAATTTATACACTTTGTCTGTGTAATTTGCTTTGCTTAGCAAGAGATAATAAACATAATATTTTCTTTGTCAAGATTTTTCTTGACAATAAATAATTTTTTATCATAGAATACATTAAATATATCTAAATCATAACTTTTTAATTGATGGCAAAAAAAAAAATCCAAACAAATCAAAAACAAAACAGTTTAAAGCATAATAGTAATGGATTCCAAAATTACTATAATCCCTTTATACAAGGTTACGGAACTTTCAATGGCCGTATAGTGAATCAAGAGCTGTTAGAGAGGTTAAAAAATCTTGACACTTATATTTCTCTAAATAGACCTCTTCTAGATTTTTTATTTTTAAAAGTTCCTTTAGTGGAAAAGATTATTAAATTAGCCCCTACAGAAGCCTTAAGCAAAAAGCTTATTTTTCACTCATGGCAATATTCTCAAGAAGAATTAGATATTTTGGCTCATGGATATGAAGAAACGAATGCACACAAAATTTTACTAGAAGCTCTTTGGAAAGCACGCTTATATGGAGGGAGTGCAATCATTATTGATATTTTACCGCAAGGCTATGAGTTTGGAACAGTAGAAGGGAGGCAGGCTATGGATGCAAGATGGATAGAGCCGTTAACCAACGAAGAAGTATCGGAGGCAGCGGGGTTAGATTTCCAAGCCGCCGATTTATGGGAATTATCTTTACTATCAACGACTTTTGGCACAGCAAGTAATCCGCAAAAATTCAATTTAGACGCAAAAGAAACTTACTTTTATTACTATGGAAAAAAAATACACAGAAGCAGGTTAATTATTTTTAGAGGGGAATCAGCACCATCTCTATATGCACCAATTTATAGAGGATGGGGGAAATCTTTACTAGAAGGTGTGTTAGAGCCTCTTAGAGCGTATATCTTGATTTTAACATTATCTTTGGAATTAGCTAATGAAAAGAAAATAGATGTGTTTAAGATTGATGGTTTAATAGACGGCATTATGGCAGGTCAAGAAAGAAACATAAAAGCGCAAATGGATTTTATACAATATGTCAAAGATTTCACAGGAAGTCTAACTATTGATAAATTAAAGCACGAATTCGAACAAAGACAATTAAGCGTAGGAGATGTTAGAGAAATTGCCGACCTTTTAATGGAACAAATACCAGCCAGTACCTACTATCCTTATCAAAAAATCTTTGGTTCAGCCCCAAATAGACCAGGATTTGGGGGACATCCAAATCAGTCTCAAGAAAACGCTGATTATTTATTATATCTCAAAACAATACAAAATGATAGTGTATATTATATAAAAACCATTTACAATTACCTCAGTCTATTCTATTTAAACGAACCGATAGAAAATCTAACAATTATGTTTGAAAATTTATATACTCCTCCCCCTGAGCAAGAAGAGGCTAGGAAAACAGGAGAGTGTAATAGATTAATAACCCTCAAAAGTGCCTTTCCAGAAATAATATCTGATGAAATGGTGAGAAAGATAATAAATGAAGGTGAACTTTTACCGATTCAATTGGATGAAATATCATCTTTGCCATTGGAGGGGGACAAAAAGAAAAATATCTTTGATAGATTATTTGGCAGATAATGATAGAATTCAAACCTTTCCGTATTCCTTTTTCTTATGAAAAATTTTTAGAGGAAAAAATAAAACAAATATTCATGGAAGAAATTTTTGAACCTTTAGTGAGTATATTAACAAAATCGCAAGATTTCTTAATACATAATTCAATAGAGGAAATTAGAAATGCATTAATAAAAGAGAAAATTTTTTTTAATAAAGTATTAAATATTTTTTACTCAAAAAAACCCTATGGATCAAATTTATTTAAAGCATTGCAAAAATTGGGAGGTAAATTAAATAAAAGAACAGGAAATTTTGAAATTTCATTTTCTCGTTTACCTCCATCTTTACAAACCATTATTAATACGATAGACACAAACGCAATAATTAGCAGCAAGAAGATTATTCAAGAAACTTACAATCTATCAAACCAATTTCAGCAGAAGAAAGATTTTTCAATATATTTTTACGAAGCAGGTGAAAAATTTAATACTTTTTTTCAAGAACAATATCAAAAAAGAATAAGTCCCATCCCAGTGATTAAAAAAGAAATATCTAATAGCATGAGGGATAAAATAAGTCAACTTTATTCAGATGACTTAAACAAATATATACAAAATTTTTCGCAAGAGGAAATCAAAAAAATAAGAATAATGGTGGAACAAAATGTTTTAAGCGGATATCGTTCGTCTAGCATAAAGGATTTGCTAATTAAAGAATACGGAATCGCTAAAACTAAAGCAAAAATGTTAGCCAGACAAGAAACTAGCCTTTTTTTTGCTAGTTTGCAAGAGGCGGAATTTAGAGAGTATGGGGCTAAAAAATTTAAATGGCACACTTCTGAAGATGAAAAAGTGCGAATGGATCATAAAGTACTGAATGGCAAAATATTTTTTTGGGATAATTTGCCAATAATAGATAGTAGAACGGGCGAAAGAGGAATGCCAGGGGTTGCCCATGGTTGTAGGTGCACAGCTTCGGCGGTATTTGATTTTAACTATTATTAATAATATGAAAAATAATTTAAACAACATACATTCTAAAATTATTAAGCTTTTTAAAGCTGGCGTTGTTAATCTAGAGGGAATCAATCCCATAGACTATACAAATAATGATATTGCATATATAGCGCCTGAAGATTTAAAAATGTTAGCTAAAAAATATAAGAATGTTCCCATTACAAAGAAAGGGCATTTTGATGATGGAATAGAAAATCATCAAGACGAAATTGTAGGCAAAATAGGGGACACGTGGGTAGAGGGAGATTGGGCATTCGCGACGGCACTCTTAGATGATGAAGGTTTGAATTTATTGTCTAATGGAAAAGGACTATCTATTTCATATAAAGTTTTGAAAGCTTTACAAAATAATCAAAAAGACAAAAAAGAAGGTATACAATATGATTATAGAATCGGGGATTTAGAGCCTGATCACGTAGCTATTGTGGATAACCCCCGCTATAATGGCGCGGGGTTAAAGCATAACTCAGAAAAAGGAAGCGATGAAATTTTGATATGTGGCCAGTATAAAAAACATAACTCAATAAAAAAAACAAAAACAAATATAATGCTTGACAACAAAATAAATATGTCTTATGATAATAAAAAATTAACTAAAATGAATAATATGTTTAAAATAGGTAAAAAATACAATGAAAATTGGCATGAAACCAAGCAAACACATGAAAACAACAAAGATAATACATCGAAAAAATATCTTTCCTTAGAAGGAAAAAGAATAAATGGTATGGATGGAGAATATTTCAAAAAAAGATTATTGGAAGCTTACCGTGCAAAACATAATTTTGATTTGTCTGAAGATGAAGAAGCGCTTCATTCTCTGATTAAAATAGAGTATGATGGTGAAGAAATTGAAATGACTTTAAAAGAGGCAATGGAATTAATTAATGATATGGCGGAAGAAATTGCTGAGCTTGAATATTACGACGACGCTGACATTCCAGAAGAAAAGCATAACAACGAAGAGAGGTATAATCATGAAGAAAAGCATAACAACGAAGAGAGGTATCATAATGAAGAAAAGCATAATAATATTGACGAACATCATAATAAAACTCATGAGAAAATGAAAACTTCAAAACATAACACAGAAGAGATGAAAAATGACTTCAGAAGGCTTAGAGGAATGGCTACTCAATTATCAAAATTACCAAAATATAACACAGAAAAGCCTAGAGACCATATAGTTAAAGAAAACAAAGCAATTAAATATAATAGCTATGCTGATGTTGTAAAACAGCAAGGTTCAGAAAACAATTCTCTATTAACGACCAAGATGTCTGATTTTAGACAACATTGCAAAAATATAATTAATAGATATGAGCAATATAAAAAGAAAATTTAATTTTTAACTTTAAATAATTTGATATATGACTTTTATACCTACATTAAATGCGGGGACACCTCAAGGGTTGCCCATGGGATACACTAACGCAGATTTAGCTAATTTAAATTTGCAAACAGTACAATTGACTAACACGCCAGCTAATCCTAATCAAGTTTGGCTTTATGGATTACCTGTTAAAATTGTAGGACAAAATTCGGGGAAAGGTTTAATTATTGTTGATGCCATTTCCTCAAACATTGATCCAGTATTCGGTATTATTTTAGCAAATTCTTACATCCAAGAATCCAGCTTGCAGCCAGGTAGTATTGTAACTATTTTACAACAAGGACTACAAGCACGAGTGAAAATGTTGGCTACATCTAACATTAATGCAGGCCAACCAGTGCAATGGGATTTAGTAAATAATGGCGTCACACCTAGTTCAACAGCAAACCAGATATTAGGTGTAGCACAGGAAACTGGTTTGGTGGGTGATGTTATAGATGTTCTTCTTCTAGTCCCTAACGTAAACAACTTGACAGCTTAATTTAACTTTTATTTGATATTTATGGCAAAATTAGACACTTTCTTTAAGAGTGAATGCGATATTCTACTCTCACCCTATGCGCATTTGGTGGATGATATAGCGCATGTTTTAATTTCTGCGAAAACCAGCCAAGGAAGTACAAAAATGCCCGCTTATGGAGGAAGAGGAATTCCAGGGTTTTTTACTGCCGTTTCCTCAATCAGCGATTACAAAACAAAACCTCTTGGTGATGTAGAGATTTTCGACGATCAAGCAAGATTAATATTAGCAACAAATGATGACGAAAAAGCAGACAATCTAATCAAACATAATGCATATAATACTTCATCTGGTATTGTTCAAAACATTACAACAGGAGGGATAACATTGCCTGAGATAGCTAGAACTGTATTCCAAGATTGGCCTGTAGAGGATTTCATACCTATAAGGCAAGGATTCGGGGCATGGAAAACAGACATATACCAATATGCTGCACAGCCTATTGGTGCCGAACAATTCAGAAAAGGATTGAAAGGACAAGGGCAGACTAGTTCAAGTAATTTGGTAAATGTTCAATTATTTCAACAGACTGTTAAATTACAAGCATGGTCTCAAGGATATCAATATGATATATTTGAAGCAAATTCTTCATTAGCAAATGGAATACCACTTGATGTCATTGCAGAGAAAATCTATGCTCTAATGGAAATGTTTAAATATGGGAGGATGGAAACTGCCTTTTTAGGAATACCAGATTCACCAAATGGGCAACCTTTTCCTGGGTTATTTAATAATCCTGATGTTACTCTAAATACAGCGGTGATGGTAAACTCTTTGGGTATGCCAACCAAAATGTCGGATATGACTGATTTAGAATTCATTCTTGCTTTACAAAATATAGCGAATGCTTATATAGCAAATGTACAAGAAACTCACAAAATGCGGCCAGCTAATATATTTGCCATTCCCGAAGATGAAAGAGTAGCGTTAGCAGGTGAGCCACTTGTGATAACAAACGCTTTAGTGAATTTGGGTGCTATCTCTGCTTATGCTGCCAATAGGTTGGCATATATGGAAATATATTTTAAAATGATTTTTGGGTCAGATTTTAAAATTCACGGAACATCTTATTTACAAGCAAATTCTTTCGGCGTTGAATCATTAGGGTATTACGCATATATGCTGTACAGAAAAGATCCGAATACTTTGGAAATGATTGAAAGTATTCCGTTTACTCTGGCGTCTATGGCGACACCAAATGGAGTTCACTTTATTCAAATGGCTTATGCCCAATTTAGCCATGTATTCTTTAAAAGACCGCAAGAAGCAATAATATTCCAAGTAGCATAATTTTTAATATATGACAATTGAATTAAACCAATCTAAATGTGTAGCTATACAAAATATTTATCGTTCTGTGATTGTTTTGCCTTACATAGATAACAAAGAAGGTAAAGTCAAATATTTTGATTTAAACCCTCATTGTTTGGCTAAAGTTCCTTATGAAATGGGGATTAAATTAGCAAGGCAACACCCAAAAAGGATAAAAATACTTGATAAAAGTAATGAATTTATACCTGATTTGACAAATCTTAATTCATTTGAGGTAAAAAAACAAACTTTAAAGTCTAATTCTACGCCAAAAAATGATATAGAAGATAACATTAAAAGTGCTATTCAATTAGAACTAAAAAAATTGCTAGAGCAATATGATTTAGTCCCTAAAAAACAAACTAATGAAATTGTAGATTCGGGATCTGTGGAGGAAAAAATAGATTCGGGATCTGTGGAGGAAAAAACTTATGATAAAAAAAACAAAAAGTAATTGATAAAAATTATAAAATAATCAATGATAGATGTTAGCAAAATCACAATAACTCAATTTCAAAATCAATTTCCTCAAGGAATAGGAGGGTATTCATACCTTCCAGTTTGGGTAGAAACTCAAAATTACAATATAGGAGACATCGTTTTTGCCAACAATGAATTTTACAAATGTATACTAGCAAATACTAACGAAGTTCCGCCTAATGCTACCTATTGGGAAACTTATAATGATAATATATATTCTTATATTAGCGACATGGATATTACAACTGCATTTTTGTTAGCGTCGGGTTCAGTAGGATTTTTTCCTTCCACGCGTTTCATTAATGATACAGACGATCTGATTATTTATGCTTATTGTTTGTTAGTGGCCCATATAATATTGTACTTTATTAAACCGCAACAGTTCACATATACAGGGCAAACACCCTCCAGTATAGGGACTGTGAATACTCAACATGTAGGTAATGTTAGTTTAGGTAGAGTAGTTCCAGATGCAATAACGAATTCTGTTTTTGCTTCTTCTTTGAACTCAACTTTATATGGTCAACAATATTTATTACTTATTGAGCCTAGAAGTAAATGGAGAATGCTTTATTCATTTGGGGGGATAAGAAATTAATTTTTATGTATGAACATTCTTGATATTAGTCCTGCATTTAATGGATTGGAGCAACCATTTCAATTATTAATTGTCACTAATACCATCAATCAAGGAATCCCAGTTCCTAGTAAAGTTTCTTACAATCTATTTGGGGTTATCCAACCATTGAACGAGAGAAAATTGAAAATTACACCAATTGAGGAAAGAGAGTTCGGCACGCATATGATACACATAAGGCAAACATTATTGAAGCAAAATAATATTATTCTTAATGTAGCTACTAATTATTTTGCTATAAAGCAAAATTATACTTACAAAGTTATTGGCAAATGGATTTATAATGATTATGGGTATGCTCAAGCCGATGCAATACAAACTGTTAAATGAGATATAAATGAAAATTAATGTTCATACTGAGATAAATACCAAAGGTTTAGATAATTTAGAAAAAATATTATTAAAAACTAAACTAGCTTTAAGAGTTGGTGTTTTAGGTAAAGATAGTTCCAGAGATGACGGGTTAAATAATGCCACTATAGCCGCAATTCAAGAACTTGGTTCAGAAAGTAAAAAAATCCCTGCCCGTTCTTTTTTGAAGATGCCAATTGAAAAAACTAAAAAAGCGATTAATAATTTTGTTGGCAATGCTTTAAAAGCAACTTTAAAAAATGGAAAAAATATAAAATATTTATTGAACCAAGTAGGATTGTTTTGTGTGGCAAAAATTCAAGAAGCATTTGACTCAAGGGGCTTTGGCACATGGGCGCCAAATAAACCGCAAACTATCAAAAGGAAAAAAAGTTCAGCCCCCTTGATACAGGAAGGAGAACTTAGAAAAAGTGTATCATACGATATTATTAATGAAAAATAAATATGGCTTTAGTTTATCCTATAGATTATTTACAAGATATAATTTTAACAGAGCTGTCTTCATTACCCTTACTTAATAATAATGGGATTATTATCCCGAATACATTAAAATATCCATTATTCAATAATGAAAATATAGTACTAGAAAACCAAGATTATATTATACCAAATAATAATTCATATAATAGTTCTGACGTCAACCCCTTTCATATAAGAATCTTAACCTCTGAAACAAAAACTATTTCAAGAACAAATAATTTTATACCTCTTTCATCAGATGTTCCAAAATCAATAGAACATATAATCAGAAAAGAAATGATAACTTTTACTTTTTGCGTTTTCTCTTATAAACCTAATCCTGCGTTACTTCAGAGTAATTCATTATTTTCTGATCCAACTTCTGCTTTTTATAAATCTCACAGTGCAAGCAATGTTATTTATGATGTTTATAACGCATTGCTCTCAGTGTATGCCAAAAACCAATTAGAAATAGGTAATGTTAAAATTCAAAATGATAATGTAGCTGGTATTAAGAATTTATCTTTTTTAGAAGGAGGACAGATTCAAGAACGTTTTCAATTTGATATTCAAACTCTTTGTAGATATGAAACGAAAAAATTTATTGACAATTATAATAAATTAGATACTACCCTTATAACAAATTAACAATAGATATGGCAAATCCTATTTTATCAGAAAATCCTATTGCTGGAATAGATATTAACAGAATAGTTAGTGTTGCGACTAGCTCCGTCCCAGTAGCAATCCCAACCCCAAATGTTAATAATATAGCTTTTTTTACAACCCAATTACCTTCAAACAGTGATCCTTATAGAAGTTATGTTTCATATCCTGCAGTTATTGCTGATTATGGCACAGATGCGGATATTTCTAATTTTTCTAATGTGTTATTTCAACAAAATCCAAATATTACTACTGCAGGAGGTGTTTTATACGCTATACCTTATCAAGGTGCAGTGAGTGCCACATCAGGAAGTTTCATTACCCCTGATATTTCTGATAATATTGTCAATTTTCAAATTGTAACAGATGGAGCTTTCACGATAAATATTGATGGTTCAACATTTGATGTAATAAATTTAAATTTTACTACAGTAAACACTTTGCAGGATATCGCTAACATTATCCAAAATTATTTACAAAATGTAGTCGTTACCGTCTCTGTAAATTCCATTCTTTTCACTTCAAAAAAAGTAGGTGCTAATTCAACAATCATTATATCACCCCAAGGCAGTGGTACAGATCTTACAAACGCGTTGTATTTAAATGTAAGCTTAGGAATAAATACTATTGGCGTTGATTCTGTCGGGGAAACGTTGCCACAGGCTATTACAAGAACAATGTATTCTATACAATACAGCGGGATTGCCACTAATTTAGCTCAAGAAGATGCAGCAGTACAAGCCGCATGTGCTTTTGTCAACGGGTTACCTGGAAAGTATCTACAGAATGTGATTTCTAGTTTAGCCGACATTAATAATTTAGCACTTCCTAATGCAATCGCTGGACAAAGAAAGAGTAGGTTCTTTTTATATACTGACCCTTCTAAAACTATGCAAGCTTTAGCTGCTGGAATTTCTCTAATGGCGGGCGTAGATTATACAGGAAGTTTTACTACAAAAACTATGCAGGCTAAGCAAGTAAATGGTTTAGCACCCGACCTATTGGTATATGATGCCCTATATCCTATCCTTGATCAGGCTGGGTGTGATTATTACCCAACAGTTGGAGGAACAGCATTTGCAATTTCCACTTCAGGTAATGATTTTGCTGATAATGTCATTAATGATTTAGCTCTTGAATTTTATTGCCAATATGCTTTATTTAATTTCCTTAGAACAACAAACACGAAAGTACCTCAAACAGAGCAAGGTATGATTGCCGCTAAAAATGCCGTGAAAACAATTTTAGGATTATTTGTAGCAAATGGAACTATAGCGCCAGGGCAATGGAATAGTAGCCAAACTTTCGGGAATACAAATCAATTCCTTAACGACATAGAAACATTGGGATATTATATTTATAGCCAACCTATTTCGCAACAATTACAATCACTCAGAGATAATAGAATTGCCCCTACAATACAAGTAGCGGCGAAGCGTGCAGGTGCATTACAGACATTTACTTTAACAGCATTATTAGAAAATTAATTATTTATAAATATATGCAACCTATAACTTTTACAGGAAATGATACCTTTCTTTTATCAGACGTTCCCTTCCCCGAAGGTCTAGCATCGGACACAGCTGTATCAATTACTTTCCCGAATCCTATATCGGATACAATTGTTGGGTATGATGGAAGTATAGGGGCAGGTTTATTATTAAATGGCAAAAAGGCAGAAATAGTTTTCAGAGTATTCGCAGGTTCACCTTTAGCCAATGAATTTATAGGCTTACAAAGAAATTGGATTAATGACCCTACTTCTTTGGGAAATAGTACCTTTTCAGCTACCAAATCAACGGACAATGAGGGAGGGACTTATACTATGTTTTTTGATGCATTTTTTCCTAATGTATTATCAGGATTCCAATCTAGTAATTCTAATGTAAAAGATGCAATAGAACTTGAATTTAAATTTGTTGGCGTTTATAATATAACTAAATCTTAATAATTATATGTTTGATATTGACAGTTTTGATAAAAATATTGCGGGTGTAATCTTAGAGAAAGACGGCAAGCAAAAAAATATTGAATTTAAAATTTATGATTTAACCCTAGAGCAAGCTTTAATTCTTTATTCTAAAGTAGGTGCTTCTATTCAGAATGGATTAAGTAATTTATTTTCTTTAGAAGAAAAATCTGTTGATAATTTGCAAGGAAAAATTTCATCTTTGAAAAGTAAAAAGGTTTCGAATTCTGAAATAGCAAAATTATTAAATCAAGATGAAACTTTGTCTTCAAGTCAAAATGAATGGTTAGAAATATTATTTAAAATTGCCCTAGAGATTATTAAAAATGAAGAATTAACAAAATTCTTAACTAGGGATTTAATTATAAATAACGTACATATTAAATTAGGAGATGGAAATTTTATAAAAATAGATTCTTCAATTCATAATTTCAATTCTCCTGAATATAGAAAATTTTTATTACCTCTTTGGATAAGAATTGTTGTTAAAGAATTGAAAGTTTTTTTGGGCGGGCTTCAATCTATGTAACAGATTCCAGGTTGAATAAAGTCCCGCATTTTAATTATAAAAATTCTTTAACTACGGTTGAATATTGGTGTACAATGTTAGCGGCAAAAGGTATTTTGGGCGGCGACCCACAAAAAATATATTCTGAGATGTCCGCGAAATGGGCCAAAAAAACTCTTGACTATATATATTTTGTAAATGATACAAAAAATATAGATTTATCTAAATAATTATAACTAAATGAATATTGCAGAATTTTTTGTTAAAATAGGCGTTACAGGCGAGAACAGCATAAAAAAAATTACTAATCTGATTGATAATACAAAAAAAGCAGTGATAGGAATGCAAATTGCTTTTGTGGGTTCTGTTTATGCTATAAACAAATTTATAAGTTCCACTGTGCAAAATTCAACTTCTATAGAAAATTTTAAAAATCAAACAGGCCTTGCGATAGAAGAATTAAATAAGTGGGCTTCAGCGGGAAAAAAGACAAATAGTGCATTAACTTTTGAGACAGTTAAAAATAATATCGCTGGGATTCAAAAGCAATTAGAACAAATAAAAATAGGACAAGGTAATATAGCGCCTTTTCAATTATTAGGAATAGATATCAATACAAATGCATTTGGCGTATTAGAGCAAATAAGAAAAAATATAAAAGGGCTTTCTAATCCACAAGCAGTAAATCTAATTCAACAATTAGGTTTAGATCCAAATTTCATAAATGTTTTAAGATTAACAGATGAACAATTTGAAAAACTAGGGCAAAATTCTTTTTTAAATGGAGACCAGATTCAAACAGTCGCTATGTTAGGCAATACTATGAATGATTTGAAAAGTAAACTTGAAAGTTTGAAAGATCAGGCTGTAGCCAAACTTGCCCCCCCTTTTATGAAATTGTTAACAGATTTGCTAAAATGGGTTGAGAGAAATAGTAAAAAAATTATAGATACATTTTCAGGTTTAGCGAATATCATTGCAAAAATCGGTACTGCGGTAGGAAGAGGCGCAGCTCTATTTGCTGACTTATTTGAAACCATAATAAAGACTGAAAATGGCTTTACCATCTTGGCAGCAGCGCTAGGAGCTTTATTAATTCCATTTAAGCCTTTCGCATTAATATTAACATTCATCTTGGGCTTGTTAGAAGATATATATTTGTGGAAGACGGGGAAAGAAAATACTTTTGGTTGGCTTTATGAATCAGTTGCAATAGTTTTTGGTAAAATAAATGTCATTATAATGAGTGCATTGGAGAATTTAAAAGAATTTTATGATTGGTTAGATAGAGTTTCAAATTACAAATTGTCACTCACTTTGGAAGCTCTAGCAGCATTCGGCAAGCTAACATTATCCCAAATGTTCTCACTTCCCCCAGCTACGCCAGAGGAAATGGAACAGAAAGTAGAAAGGGATATGAAAAAAGCTCAGGATTTTGTTCGGAACTATATTCAACCTCTCTTTGAGAGTGAAGTAAAAACAGAACATGGCCGAAATGTTAATAATAATATAAAAAATAATATAAATAACAAAGTAGAAATTCTTGTTCAAGGCCATAATGCGAAAGAAATCGCCACAAAAGTAGGAAATGAAGTAGAGAATGTATTATTAGAAAGTCAATTATTGAGATAGTTTATGTTAAATTCTGCACCTAGTAATTCTGCACCTAGTAATTCTGCACCTAGTGAGTCAACAAATTATACTCTTGGTACGGAATCAGGAACTGATTTACAAAATATAAAAGATGCAATTAACGCTACGGTGATTGCGCCAGTACTTAATTTGGGGTTGGCTGGGTTAAAATTTTCTATTAGAAAAAATGAAACTATAAATTTTTCTTCGGATATTACGGAGCATTATTTAGAAAATAATACACCAGTGGCGCAACATATCACTAATAAACCTATTTCCATAACGCTGACAGGGGAACTTCATGAATTAGTAATTTTAACGCAAACTGATTCTAGTACAGGAATTTTACAAAATGTTACGGAAAAATTGACAACAATCTCAGCATTGGCACCCCAAATAAGCCAAACTGATCAAAATATCAGAAATGCAATAGAAATTAGCACAATGCCAATAGAATTTGGGTCATCTGGTCAACAATCAAGTTTGATTACTTCTAGCGCTACCCAAGCTGCAACCAATTTATATTCACTTTACAAAAATCTTTTGTCATTGGGCACCACTCAAGGGAAAATTACTCAATTTATAAAAAGTTTATGGCAAGCAAAAATTGGCTTAGGGATAGATACTAGACTAGGGTATTATGATAAAATGTATATAGAAAGTGTTAGAATCAGTGCAAGAGACAACACACGACAGATTTCAGATATAGAGATTACATTGAAAGAATTGAGATTTGCTTCAATTGATATGGTTGTATTTGATAATACAGCATATCAAGGAAGAGTGAATGCACAAAAACAAGAAGAACAACCAGTAGGAAAAGTTAATACTCCTCCTACTTCGCGTGGTATATTTAATATTCTAATAAAAGATAATTGGACAAAATTTAAAAATGCTCTTTCGTAATTTCTTTTCGTAGCCTATGTTAACTATCCCTAGCTTAAAACCTATTCCCAATCAAACACTTACTGTTATTTTGGAGACTAAAGAAACAATATCTTTCAATTTGCGCTTTCTACCTACGCAAAATACATGGCAAGGTAGTATTCAGTATCAAACATTTCCTGTAATGAGATTTAATATTGTAGTCACCATCAATTTATTAAGGCAATATGTTAACCTTATTCCTTTTGGTTTAATGTGTTTTTCAAATGATGGGGTGGACCCTTTTCAGATAACTGATTTTACTAGTCAAAATGGATTACCAGCCAGGGTGTCTTTGTATATTTTGAATCCAAATGATATAGCGATTTTCAATAAGGCAATTTATGGGCAATGATAAATTTAATTTATTTTATAGTTTAACAGTACAAATGAACCAGACTAAAAGTTCAGCTGTGATTATTAACTATCCCATTACTCTTATGGCAAATATAAAAAAAGGAATTGGCTCAACTTTTAATTCTGCTAATATTACTGTATATAATTTAGGTGAACACTTGAGGAATGCAATAGCAAAACCAAGATATGATACAGCAAATTTTACTTTTGTTTCATTATCTGCTGGTTATAGTGCGGGTAACTTAGTAGAAATATTTTCAGGAAATATTTTGCAGGCCTATTCGGTACGGGTTGGAAACAATATTGAGACTAGAATTTTAGCTAGCGAAGGTGTCTTCGCCGCCAATAACGCTTTTATAAATAAAACTTATAACAAAGGATTTTCTCTTCAGGATTTCGCATTAGAAATAATCGGAAGCTTATCAAATGTTCAAACGCCTAGCGGCACTGTAGAAACTGGTCTAACGAAAGGTGTTATGGGCAATGTTGGTGCGCCAGAAAAGATTTTCACAAGAGGCATCACCATTAATTCTAATACATGGACACTTGCAAATAAATACTTTAAACATCAGTTTTTTATAGATAACGGATTTATTAACCTTATGAACGTTAATGATGCTTTTGTTGGATTTGTACCTTTGATTTCTAGTGCAACAGGGTTATTGAATACTCCAGTAATACAAGACAATTCTTTAGATGTAGAAGTGTTATTTGAGCCACAAATTGTCGTAGGCCAAGTGATAGAAGTACGGAGTACTACATTCCGCAATATAAATGGCCAATGGAAAGTCCAAGGATTGAGCCATGATCTTACTATTTCGGAAGGAACATCTTCCCAAGGAATTACAAAATTAAATTTATTTTTAGGTACAACAATTCTTAACATTATTTCTAATTCTTAATATGCAATCTCAACAAAATTATATTTCACCGCCCACTTATTATTCAAATTTTGAATTATTACAAGACAAAATTTTCAGGGATTTTTTTGCCCACAGAATAGGAATAATTAATGTTTATAACCCAAGCAATAACACAGCTACTATTTCAATAGTAGATATTGATAATTACATAGTTAATGTAAATACTTCTATAGATAGACAATTTGCACCTTTGATAGAAGTTCCTGTATTTCGCTATGCGACCCAAAATGCGGGGTTCACAAAACCCATTTTAGCGGGGGATTCTGTATTATTATTATTCAATGACACAAATATTGATAATTTCATCCAAAATCAAACTATACAACAACCGTTCAATGATATAAGGCATGATATAAACAATGCTATAGCGATTCCTTTTGATTTTACCAGTTGGTTACATAATAATAATGCTACCGAAATGTTTTATCAGCAAACCACTAAAATATCTTTAGATTCAAAAGTAGGAATAAAAAATGCCAGCGGAAGTTTATTGAGTGCAATCACTAATTTAACAAATGCTATAACAGAATTAGGGAATGCAGTAAAATCCGCTATGACTGTTCCCGCTGTTAGTGGGGTTGCTTTAGCATTAGATGGCAATACGCAAGCAAATATTTCAAATGCTCTGAACAATGTGGCATCGGCACAATCTGCTTTTAATGCTTTATTAAAATAATTCTTTTATAAAAACAAAAAACTTATTGACAAAAGTAATATTTATTTATATCAAAATCAGGGATAGTTTTAATTAGTTTGATGTATGAAACAAAGAGGATTAGACATTAACGGAGATTGGATGTATGGTCTAGGCTTTTCCAACTTTGCAACTCAAAGTGAGGGGATAAAATTAAATATTTATACAAAATTAAGAGAATGGAAAAGGGACTGTTTTGCTGCATTAAATAACGGAATAGATTGGGCAAGTAGAATTGGCGACGAAGCACAAGAGCCATTATTAAAATCAGATATCATAAGTTTAGTACAATCATTGGAAGGAGTCCAAGAAGTTCTAAATTATACTTCTGTTTTTAACCCAAGCACTAGAAATATAACCATAAATTTTACATATAGAGATATTTATGGATTGCAAACGGAAATATCATTTATGCCTTAACTGACATATGGCAATAATTACACCTTTTATTGATGCTACGGGGTTTAATTTACCTACTTTAAACGATGTATTTAATAGTATAGTTACTTCGGAACAAGTGATTTATGGAACTGATACAAATTATGATTCTAATTCGCCCGATGGCCAAAGAGTTTTGATATTAGCACAGGCCCTAATAGATAGTTACGAAGCTCAGCAATCTCTTTTTAATTCTTATTTCTTAGATTATGCACAAGGTCGTGCTTTAGATATGGTCGTTGGAAGAAAAAATATACAAAGAAAAGGAGGTACTTTTTCCACTATATTGATTCAAATCGTAACAAACGCATTATGTACATTGCAAGGGCTAGATGGAAATATAAATGATGTTAATGGCACTGGTTATATTGTACAAGATAATATAGGAAATCAATGGATTTTAACTGCTACTACTACAATACCAGCTAACACAACAGTGAATTTGCTTTTCAGATCTGCTACTTATGGAGTAAATTTAGCCAATCCCAATACTATCACTATATCTTTATCTGTTGTAGTAGGTGTTGTAAGTGTAACTAATCCGAATGAAGTATTAACAATTGGCTCAAATGAAGAAACCGATACCGCTTTACGGATAAGAGCTTTCCAATCTTACGCCTTTTCATCTCAAAATCAAGTAGATGCTGTTTATTCCCAATTATTAAATTTAGCTGGGGTAACAGATGTCTTGACGTGGTCAAACAACAATACATCACCCGTAGACAGTACAGGAACTCCTATTTTTACCTTGTGGACAATTGTGGAAGGTGGTGATAATACTGCAATTGCAAATATTATTTATCAAAATATCCACGGAAGTGGAATGAGGGGAACTGTTTCTGTAACTATACCTAGTATTAATGGGATTGCTTCTATTGTTGTCAAATTTGATCGACCAATTTATATTCCATTATATATAAAATTTAATTTGAAACAAACTGTTTTTCCATTTACATTTAATATATTAGGAATACAGAATTATATAATTAATAATATAAATTACAAACTAGGAGTTAATGCTGACAGTGGTACTTTAACTTCTATTGCTTTGGATGGCATAAATTCTTTAGGAGGAGGAGGAGTGCCATTAAATTTGCAAATTTCAAATAATAACACGAATTGGCACAATTATCTAGCTTTGGGTAGTTTGCAAGAGAAATTCTCTCTTTCTACGGCCAATATTAACATTAATGTTGTATGAATTTTGATGAAATCATACAAAGTTATGTGAATTTACTCATAATCCAATACAATAATAAACCGAAAGCCCGTGCAATGATAAATTTAATTGTTTCCTTAGTATATGGGCAAGGTAATTTTTTATCTGACAATTGGATTTATAATGTTATTTTGCAATCTATAGACTACAGAACAGCAATCGGAGACCAATTAACAAGAATTGCAAAAGAAGAAAATATAAATAGATATATTGATGGGGTCTATATTTCAGATGATGATTTAAGACTATTATTGGATTTTAGGATTATTGCCAATAATATAAATTGCACTTTATATAATATAGATACTTTACTATACCAATTTTTTGGCACTGATATTTTTATTCAATGGAATCAAAATATGACCGCCTTTATTTATGCAAATTATCCTAATGATTTACTTGAATTAGCAATCCAGCAAAACTTATTACCGTTGCCTACCAATATACAGGTTACTTTATTTATTAATACTTTTGATATAGTTTTTGTGGATTCCACTGAATTAAATTCTATGATCTATGCTTATGATAATGTAAGCGCAAGAACTTTAGATTTAGTAATCACAATATAATTTTATTTTTTATTTATGCCTTCAACTTTTACACCACAAAAAATTTTTGGCGGTAATGCCATAGGAAACTCTGGTCAAGAAATCGTTGGAATACCTGGTTCAACAGCTGCGGGGACCCCACAATATAGTACAGATGGCAATGTATTACAAAATAATAGTTTTTTGAATGGGGCCGCTTCTATGGTTGCCACCGTTGGAACATTATTAAAACAACCTATACAAGAAAGCCAAACTGCTCCTGCTTTTGTCATGAGTCAAAATATAGCCGCCATTCAACAATATGGAATTTTGCCGTGGAACGCAGGAATTTATTATAATCAAAATGCTATGGTTTTGGCTCCTAACTCAACTAAAGTATATATTTCTTTAGTTGATAATAATTATAATAATGCTTTGACCAATAGTAAGTATTGGACACAATACGGAGATATACAAAATCTTCAATCAGCTACAACAACAAAGCAGGGTACAGTCTTAATGGCAACAGGTTCTACTGCAAATGTTGCCGCACCTATTAATTCCCCAGCCTTCACAGGAGTTCCTACCGCACCTACAGCAGCGGCTGGCACCAACACTACGCAAATTGCAACTACAGCGTTTGTTAAACAGAATGCCGCACCTATTAATTCCCCAGCCTTCACAGGAGTTCCTACCGCACCTACAGCAGCGGCTGGCACCAACACTACGCAAATTGCAACTACAGCGTTTGTTAAACAGAATAAGATTCCAACCGTTATTTATAGTAGGTTTGACGTGAATGTATTATACACGGCTACAAGTCTAGCATACATATATTACGTTCCCGTAAGTAATACAGCTAGTTTGACTATTAATGGAGTGATAATACAAGGTGCTTCGAGCGCTCCTTGCTCAGGATTCGTAAATGCTGGCGATACATATAAAGCTAGCGGGAATAATAGTCAAGGTCACATCTGGGTATTTACCTGAGAGTAAAAAAATAGATAATTTA